TTGATGTTGTTGTTGTTACTGGTTCTACTCTTCCAACTAATCGCTATGCTCAGCTTGAAATGTATATGGATGCATATGAAAAGGGAATTATTGATAAGCAGGAAGTTCTTAAAAAGACAGAAGTTTTCGATATGGAAGGAGTTATGGAAAGAACTGATGTAGTTGGGCAGTTACAGGGACAGGTAAAGCAACAAGAAGAGCAAATTAAAAAATTAAAAGGTGATATGCAGACTCGTGAAAGAGAAGTATACCACGCTAAGCAAAAAGCAGAATTGGAAAAATTTAAGTCAGACCTCGATAAAACTTCAACCCAGTCTAAGTCGGCTGGCAAGTTATTCGAGAAACGCCTTGATGATGCCCTTGGACAGGTAAAGAGCGAAGTACGGGAAGCCGTAGCTCAAGCAAAGAAAGATAATAGTACCTCTAAGTCCAAATAGAGTCTATTAATGAAAAGGACAAACAATGGAAGAACCTTTCGCACCTGAATCTCAGGTTACCGAAGAGATACAACCAGACGTAAGTCAGGAACAGGGATTAACACCTGAGTCGGCATTTGACCAAACTCAGGATAAATCTGCTCTGGTAGATGATTTTTTCCGTGCAAACCAAGTTGAGGAAACTCAACCTGACCCTAGTAGTGAGCCTTCTCCAGTAGAAGTACCTCAAGAGGGAGCGGCAGAACCTGCGGTTGAAGAACCAGTTGATAACGATGTTAAGCGTTACCAATATTGGCAAAGTGAGGCTGATAAAGCTAGAAATCAAAATATTGAGTTGCAACAGCGACTTGGTCAGATTGAACAGCATATAAATCAACCTCAGCCACAAGTAGAGCCAGAACAAGAAGAGCAGTTTCCAGCGCCTCCTATGAAACCTAGTAAGCCTAGGGATTTTAGCAGGCAGGATGCTTTAGATGACTCATCTTCTAATTCTGCCCAATATCTTGATGAAGTTGATGAATGGCGAGACAATATGGATGAGTATAATAGGTTGCATCAGCAATATACTCAAGCAGTAATGCATGAAGAACAGCAGAAACTACAAAAAGAGCGGGAAAATATTAGAAGAAGGCAGGTCGAAAAAGAGAATTATGATAAGAATATGGACGATATTTCTCAACATCTTTCAACCCAATACAATGCGACACCTGATGAGGTGAAACAATTTGTTAAGGTCATGGATGACCCTAGAAATATTACCGTTGATAATCTTTTTCAACTTTATCGTATGCAATCTGGTAGCGAAGTAACTGCTCCAGTATCACAAACAGCGTCGAGTGAAAGTTTTGAACAGCGTAAACGCGCGCAAAGTGTACCAAGCCCTATGGGTGTTGTACCCTCACAAAACAATACTGCGTCAAGTGGGACTGACAGTGTGATGGACTCTATGATTAGTGATTACAAAAACAAGAATCCTTTTGGATAAGGGTTCTAACTAATAAGGAGTAACTAATGGCTAATGCTTTTAGTAACAGTACTGGTGTTGCACCTCAAGGTGTAAGCATCAATGACTCCCGTCGAATCTATAATTTTGGCGAGAGAGTGTCTGAATTAGCTCCTCAGCAGTCACCGTTTTTTGTCTATCTTAGCAAAGTTGCGAAGGAGTCTACTGATGACCCCGTTTTCAAATTTCTTGAACAACGTCATCAATGGCAACGTAGAAACTTTGTAGTTCAGACAGATGGTGCCGCTGTGGCAAAAGATGCAGACACAACTTATCTCATCACTTGTGATTATGATAAGTATGGTAATACAGTAACATCTGCCGCACCTCAGTTCTTAATTGTTGGACAAGTACTTAGAGTAGCTGGTAAAGCTGTTAAAATCAAGTCCATCGAGAACGTCGGTAGTGGTTTGTCAACTACTTATGATGGTGGTAATACTGACGCCAACAAGCTCACAAGGACTGACATTACCGTCACTGCTTTAGAAACTATCGGTGAAACCGATGTTGAAACTGGAGCAAAAGGGCAAGTAATCGGTAGTGCTTGGGGTGAAGGTACAACGGACCCAGAGGGTTGGAAAGATGAGCTCTATTCTAGAGAAGGTTTCTGTCAGATTTTCAAGACAGCAATCCAGTTATTCTCTGGTACAGCTTTAGCAACTCGCTATAGAGGTCGTCCTGACGAATATCGTAGAGTTTGGGCTGATAAGTTAATGGAGCACAAAATGGACATTGAGCATGCTATGCTTTTTGGAGTTGGTGCTTCTGACGAATCTGCTTCAGGTCCTGTTAGATATACTCATGGTATGGTACCTTACACTGAGGCGAACGGAAAAGTCTATAACATGGATTATTCCTCATCGACCTATGATACATTCATAGACCATATGCAGGATTTCTTCGCACCTGAAACAGGAAATAGTGGTGACAAACTAGTACTTGCTTCACGCAAAGTACTTGCTTGGTTGCAGAAACTAACTGCTTCTGAAGGCGGTTTCTTGAAGAACACTGTTGGAACTTCTCAATACAACCTAGATGTTCAAAACATCAAAGGTTCTTTTGGGCACGAAGTTACAAAGGTTAATACAATCTTTGGTAACCTCCACTTTGTTGCAGAACCTCTATTCCGTAATCAAGACGAGGACATTGCACTTGCTATTGACCTAGCGAATGTTAAGTACAGACCGTTGTCTGGTAATGGCGTATCTCGTGATACACATATCATGACTAATGTACAGAATAATAATGTTGATGGAAGGAAGGACATGATTCTAACCGAAGCCGGTTTAGAAATTAGTCTACCTGAAACTCACGCTATTCTGAAGTGGGTTGCTTAACAAAAGTTGAGTATATTATGGGGGGTCTTCTGACCCCCCTTAATTGGAGAAGATATGTCATTTAGTACAAGGTTGGCAAACTATACAAATACAGTAACAGATGAGAATGTTACAGACGCTCTTAAAAGAGGTGTTGATTACACTATTGGAATAGTCAATGCTCTGAAACCTAGTATGTTAATGCTCTTTTCGTATAATAGAAACTTAGGGACTATTGAAGCGAGCGAACTAAATTGGATGAGAGCATTCAACGCATCTTATTTATTAAGTGTGAATAGAGATGAGGGTTCTACTGAATATTCATGCAGGCCAGTCAGTGAAAAAATGAAGCGTCAATTAAGTGATACTAAGAGTATCTATTATGTAACTTATCAAGACCCCGTATATTTCTTAAATTATTCAGGAAATATCACAATAAAGCCTGAAACAGGCGCTTCGAATAATGGATACTTAATAATAGTTCCATCTTCAGAAGGGAGAGTTATTGATGATAGCGCAGAAAGCATAACAATAGGTCAGGTTAGTCAAGGGGGGGAAAACCCTAGTTTTGGTGCGAATGAAGGTTTCCCAACATCATTCCAAGAATTAATGATTTTGCATGCTGCAGAGTGTCTTTTAATTGAAAGAATAGCAGACTTTAGGGCAAAGTTACCTACTGACCTAGATGCGGATACTACTATATTTGATGCACTTCCGGGTATAGATTTAGATATTTCTTATACATTCCCTTCAGATGATTATCAAGATGCTTTAGATAAAGCACAAAATTTAATAGATGGTACTACTATGGATGGGGATACCGAACCTGAAAGTGCTCAATACTGGTTAGCAGACGAGGATGAGGATATGGTTCAAGTAACATTAGGCACTGCTGCTCAAGAGTTGCAAAGGGCTAGTGCAATTTTAGCGGAGTTTAATGCAGAAATAAATGCTAAAATCGCTGATAAGGGTCAGGACCTGCAAGCATTTCAGGCTAATCTACAAAAAAAGATGGGCTTATATGATAAGATTATCGCTAAATTAAACGTGGATTATGGATGGATGACTCAGCAATTACAATTAATTAGTTCAAAAAAGCAAGAATTTATACAATCTCAGATAGGGCAAGGCCCTATTGGTTCTCCAAGTGAGGGTAAGATAGCATGAAGTTAGGAGAAATGATAGAAAGAGTGCAGCAACACCACCCAGATATGGGTATAGTTGAGATTATTCGCTCATTAAATGATGGTCTTAATGATATGGGTTTTAGAGCAGAAATGATTGAGTCTATGGACCAATTTAATACAGTTGCAGACCAAAGAGTATACGCCTTGCAGAATCATATAATAAAAGTAAAGGCTGTTGATTACGATGGTAAATCTATAAAGAAACTTATAGGGAGACCTATTAAAAGAGATACTGTCTAATGGAAAGGTCTAACTTAAATTTAAGTCAGTGGTTATGGTGGGTAGAAAGAGATAGCGTTCTTCTTGCTTACTATGATGCTAGTACTGATGAATTTTCTTCTCCGACAGAAGCAGGGAAGACAGTTACTCTACTTTATATTCAAAGACCAGATAAGTTTTTGGTAACTGGAGAGTCCCCAGAAAGAGATGGATTTGACGGAGGCGATGGGACTAAAAATGATTATTTAGGGGTAGACACCTTAGACGCAAACACCTTAATGAAAGCAGACAAAATGTTTGAACAGGAGTGTGAAATACCAGAGCAATTTCATGAGGCTTTGATTGCTAGAGTAATAGCACAGGGGTATGAAAGAAAACCAGAGACTCTTCCTTTATCAACTCATTTTATGAATAAGTACGAAAGAGGTATTAAAGAGGCTAGAACTTACTCTATTAGAGGCAGAGATGGTTCAATGATACAAGCCAAGCCAATGGATTTCTAGTGTCTAATAGACTCAAATCACCAAATAATACTTTAAAAAGAATTGGGCTTGGTTATAAATCTGATAAAGAAGAGTTTGAGTGGGGATTAAATACAGCCTTATGGGGTGAAGTCGGTAATGCATGGGATTCTTTATGGCTTTTGACATTCAATAAGGTTCCCAAACCTAATCAGGCTTTAACAACGAGAATAAACAAACCAGTAACGGTATTAACTAGAGTTTCTAAGCCTGCTAAGCCGTTATATACGAGGATATAATGAGTTTATCATCTAAAGCAATAAAAGATACTTATTCAGATTTATTAACTGTCTTAGGAAGCACTAGCGGTGAGGGTTTAACTTCTTCTGCTAAAAGAATTTTTGATGGAGACGGTACAGGAAGTCCACTATGGATGAGTACCAACATGCTCCAAGTAGACGGAATCTTAAATTTAAAAGAATATTCATCAGCACCAAGTAGTCCTACAGTTGGAGATTTGGCTTTCATTAATGATGAATTGTACATAGCCAAACAATAAAGGAGAACAGTTATGGCGACATGGAAGAAGGTCTTAACAGAAGACAGTATAGCAACAGGAACCAGCTTAGGGGCAAGTGATGTTAAAATCCCTTCCCAGAATGCAGTAAAATCATATGTAGATACACAAATAGATACAGCAGATACATTAGCAGAAATGACCGATGTGGAATTAACTGGGGTCGCAGATGCTCATGTCTTGGTCTATGACAGTCCAGAATACACAAGTGTTGCTCTAAGTGGCGATGCTGCTATGGCAACAAATGGAGCAATG